ATGATTTTTCCTCAGGTCAAACGTTGAAGAGTGAGGACTTGCCCTTCTGATGGCAACAATCCGTCTCTCATTAGACGAACTTGCAAAGCTGCCCTTCAAGGAGTTGGACGTGTTGAAAGCTCTCGTAAAACTCCACGCAGGTCAACCGATGCCCAAAGTGATTCAAGACCTTAACTTGGACACGCAAACGGCTCAAAGCCTTGCAGGTTTTTTGGTAAGCGAAGGGGGGAGAGATCGTCTCCCTCTTTTGTTTGCCGAGGAGGTAGAAGGTGCGCTCGACGAGTTGGTTCTCGAAGTGCAACGAGGAATGAATCAAGTCTTAGGGACACAGTTCGCCTCTCAGGACATCAGACGGGCGATCGTACAATGGTACAATCGAGGCTACAAGGATGTGCAAGACTACGTGGATGTGGTGCGCGTGATGGCTGATGCCTGGCGCGACGAGCCGAAGTTGAAAATGCACCTACGTCCTGCCACTTTGTTTGGAAAAAAATTCGAGGAGTATCGTAACATAGATATGATACAGAGTATGCCCGTGGATCGGGTGAAGTTTGACGATGAATTTACAGGCATATGATGTACACAAAAGAGATTCACGAATTAAAGCCTAGCATCTATGAATTGCGTAATGAAGTCCGAGATCAAGTTTGTGTCACGGGGGTCGAAGAGTTGGATCACCTATTCATACCACGGAAAGGCTATCCCCTCTTCATTGCTGGTGCGCCTCATCATGGTAAGTCGCTATTTGTAAAGTGGCTTCTCATTGAATGGAGCGAACGATACGCTTGGAGACATTTTATCTATATGGGCGAGGAAGGCGGTATCGCGGAACTCGCACTCGATCTTGTAGAGATGCACGTCGGAATGGCTGCACGAAAACGAGATTGGAGAGGAGAAGAGCAAGAGCATATGACGGACACCGAGTTCGAGGTTGCCTTGGATTGGGTGCAAAAGCATTTTGGCTTCTTCGATCCAGAGGCATTCGAGGGAGAGTTTACGCCCGACCTTTTCTACGACGTAGCTTCACAAGGCACGTACGACACTACTGTTCTAGATCCGTGGAACGATGTAGGGAGAGACTTGCGTTCGAGTGGTGGAAGAGAAGATGTTTGGTTGACCAACGAACTGAAGAAGATCCGTCAGCACAGTCAAAAGAATGAGCGGATTGACGTAGTTATCAACCACATCGCCAAGTTGAATGCGGATGCGGTCACGAGTTCAGGGAAGAGATACCAAAAGCCCGCCTTGCCGCAAGAATGGGCGGGAGGTCAAGCCTGGTATCGTCGTGCATTCACAATGCTCCTAGTGTATCGACCGCCAGTGAACGAGGTGCTCCGCGAAGGTGAACCTCCAACACGGGATGGAGAGACTTGGATTATAAACCAAAAGACGAAGCCACGAGGCTCTGGTCAGCTCGGACGTGCCAAGTTGTTCTTGAACCGCACCACCAATCGATTCGAGCCGTGAGAGTATCTAACTTAACTGACCTTCAAATGTGGGCTGATCGAGTGCGAGCTTCAGGCGTTTGTGAGAGCATCGACATTCAGCTAGAGATGGACGTTATAATCGATGTCCCCCGTAGCCGCGAAGCACTAGTCAGGATCAACAACGAGTTGCGATGTGTGCTCCACCAGGTGTACTACTTGGATCAAGTATTGGAGTCCACAGAAATCATTTTGAGAGAAGAGAAGCGTTTGAACCTAGAACTCAAGGTAGAGAACCGAAGAGTGCTTGAAGAAAATGCCGATCTTACCAAAGTCAATAGGCGACTCAAACAAGAGATAGATAAGCTAGTGCGTAATGGACGAATTTGAATTTGAAGAACACTACGATGGTGTTGACGACAACATCGAGATTTTGCTTGAGGATGCCCTCAATGATCCTGAACAAGCATATCTATATCTAAGGATTCGTCGAAATGTAGATGAAGATGGTTTGGTTCGCACCTTCGGAGACGATGGTGAGGTAGGAGCAAACTGTGATGAGTTTACGATTTTGACAAGCGGCACAATAGAGCAATACGCTGTAATGTTCTTACAACTGTTTGAATTAGACGAGACGTACATCGACGCGGTAGCCGCTGCCGTGAAGGTGTACCAAGATTTGAAAGGAAACCAAAACTGATACTGCAATGGCAAAACTTAGCGACCAGGAAAAAAAAGATATGCGTGAGTTGTTTGAGAAGTACAACTTGCACCAAGACGACATTTTCACGCACAACCACTTCGTGATCATTAAACGATCAGGCATCGAGAAGATTCAGGCTCAGGAAGCCATTGAAATACGTTACGAGGAGATCGTAGCGGAGATCGACCAGGTAGTGCTCAAGGCTTTCGCTCATTGCGAGAGTGCGGCACAATACGAGGTCGTGACGTATGGGGAGGCAAGCCCTAAGAACTGCAAGAACGCTTACTTCTGGGCGACGGCTGAGAAACGTGCCCTATCCCGTGCGGTGTTGAAGTGCGTCGGTCTTTACAAGTACGGGGTCTTTGGTGAAGACGAGAATGTCCAAGATGAGTGATTGGATCGACGACCTTTTTGAAGAGGTAGAGAGAGGGGAGGTCACGTATCAAATGAGATCGTATCTCCTCTCTTTGCTTGAGAAGTGTCGGTATTACGACAAAGTACACGACCATTATGTCGCAGAGATACTAGATTCGGACTTGTCAATGTTGAAGTACAAGGAGTTGCACACAACATTTGAAATGAACAAGCTCGATGTGAGGTACGATTATGCTCCTAGTCAAAGGGAACTTTCTCGCTTCATTCGACGTATATGTGATCTAGAGTGAAACACAAACTACTTCAAACGCTGATGAGCCTAGACCTCACGGAAGCCTTCAAGACGAAGGGCGACCTGAAGCGTTGGAGTGCAAAGCGAACCATTGGCGGCTTGATTGCTGGCACGGCTTGTAATGACATTGTGTTGAACGGAATCTCCTGGATGGCGGTCGTATTGGCCGCCATTTCTATTGTACCTATCTGTCTTTCATTTACCGAAAAGCAATGCCAAGGCGAGTAAATCCTTTCAATCTACCTTACTCCGACGAAGACACATATCAACCATACATACTGCCGAAGAAGTGCAAGAAGATTCTTGTGCTGCCCGATGTCCACGTTCCATATCACAACGTGAAGGCATTGACTGCGGCTATTCAATATGGTCTTGATCGGAGTGCTGACACCATTCTCATCAACGGGGACTTCCTCGATTGTTACAGTATCTCGTCGTTTGAGAAAGATCCACGACGTAGAGGCTTTAGCGACGAGCTGAAGATGGGGCGTACGATCCTGAGTAAACTCCGTGAGTTGTTCCCCGATGCACACTTCATCTACCAATTAGGCAACCACGAGGATCGCTACGAGAGGTTTATGAAGAGCAAAGCCCCTGAACTCCTGGGCATCGACGAGTTCGAGATCAACAATCTCCTTTGGGCTGACAAGTACAATATGGATGTGGTGCGTGACAAACGCTACATCGAAGCGGGGAAGTTGACGATTATGCACGGCCACGAGATCAGCGGGGCAAGTAGCAGCAGTCCCGCACGTGCCTTGTACAACAAGACGAAGACCGCATCCTTGTGTGGACACCATCACCAAAGTGGCGAGCACACCGAAAGAAACGTACGGGGCAAAGTGGTGACGTGCTGGACGATGGGATGCTTGTCAGAACTCACGCCAGCCTACCGCCCGATCAATAAGTACAATCACGGATTTGCCTTCATCACGATCAAACGAGGCGGCATCTTCGAGGTCGAAAATAAGCGCATCATTGATGGCAAAATAGTGTAACAACAGTGGACATAAAATCGTAAAGAACTATGTGGTCAACATTCATAATGGACTTGCTCTTGCTCCTTCAAGCATATGGGACGATGCCTGATCCTGGTAGTCAGGCGGCTGAGTTCGACTTCAACGGAAACGGAGTGATTGATATGTATGACTTCTTAGAAATGCTTTCGATGCAACCACCACTAGACAAACACACGACCCAATGGAAATCGTAGCCTACTTCATTATGACGATCTATCTTCTCCTCGTTGGCGGGGCATTCATCATAGAATGTAGGAAGCTATGAGAGTCTATCCCACAGTCATTCACGTTCGTGCCTCCAAGGATCTGAAGTTCCTTGAATACAATGCGGGGCGATGTCCCG